CAGAAGAACTTACACACAGTAAGAACCCATTGACACGCAAGAGAGCTATCTTTGCTCAAAACTTTAGTAAGATAGCTAAGAGAAGGAAAAAGAGAAAATGATAGGAAGATATAGAAGTAAATTTAAACAATTTGACGATAACAACAACTTACTATGTTATTCTTGTAAAAAATACAAACCATTGGATTGCTTTGATAAGAACCCAGATAAATGGTTTAGAGCAGAAAAAGATACAAGATGCAAACAATGCAAGAAAGAAGCATATATACGTAGAAAATAGTAGAATCGAGGAAAGAAAGATTTGAATAGACTATTGTATGAGAGATTTCATGGTTTAAAAGACAGATCTAAAAGAAAGAATATCGAATGCAACATAGATGAAAGTTATTTGCACGAACTATGGGAACGCTAGAACGGAATGTGTGCTTTGTCTGGAATACCTATGACATATTACTTTGATAGTGGAAGAGTTCCTACTAACTTAAGTGTAGATAGAATTGATCCTAGTCTGGGTTATATTAAAGGTAATCTATAGCTAGTGTGTATGGCTGTTAATCAAATGAAAAATGATCTTACTATAGAATAGTTGAAATACTTTTGTAGAAGTATATTACAAAACAATAAATAAATCTAATTATATATAATTATGGAAAAAGAAACATTAAACGGTTTCGAAATCTTTGAAGATTTCATGCCAGGGGGTAATGTATTTAAAACTGAAACAAGTACTGGCAAAGAGGATACTAAAAATGATATAGACGATAGTGCTTCGGAACCTTTGACAGACGAAGAACTGGAAAAATTACGTAAACCAGTAGAGGATGACAATGCAGATGATGATGACGATGATACTACTGAACCAGAACCTGCAAAGACTAGAAAAAGTAAGAAGGAAAAAGAAGTAACTGAACCTGAGACTAAGAAAGAAGAAGATACAGATGATGATGACGATGATGCAGATACTGATGATACTACTGATAATAACACAGTAACTACATTCTTTGAAGCTATATCTGAAAAGATGGGTTGGGAATTAGGTGAAGATGACGAAGTACCTTCTACTCCAGAAGAACTTGTTGACTACTTTCAAGCAGTAATAGAAGAGAATTCAGTACCACAATATGCAAGTGAAGAAGTTGAAGCTTTGGATAACTTTGTTAAGAATGGTGGAAATCTTAGAGATTACTTTGAAATTGAAGGTGAACTTGATCTTAATGAAATCAGTATTGAAGATGACGAAGTTAATCAGAAATTAGTATTGAAAGAGTTCTTGAAAGAGAAAGGCTTTAGTACTAAACAGATAGATAAGAAATTAACTAAGTATGAAGATGCTGGTTTGCTTGAAGATGAAGCAGAAGATGCTTTAGAAGCTCTTAAAGAGATTAAAGAGCAAAAGAAACAACAGCTATTGAAAGATCAAGAAAACCAAGCTAAGGCTGCTGCAAAGCGTCAACAGGAATACTTCCAGAACGTTGTCACTGAAATAAAAGGCATGGATAATATTCGTGGTATTAAAATACCTGAAAAAGATAAACAGGTATTACTTGAATACATATTTAAGCCTGACGCTGATGGCATGACAAAATTCCAAAAGGATTGGTCCAAGAGCGTAAAGAACTTACTTGAGTCTGCTTACTTTACTATGAAGGGAGACACACTATTGAAGGCTGCTAAGAGCGAAGGTTCTACCAAAGCTATTAACAAATTTAAAGAAAGTCTAAATAGAACTGGAGTAAGTAGAAAGACTAAAAAACAAGAGATCTCGAATGATACTGATATCTGGAGTTCTGCTGCACGAATGCTACGTGCAAATTAATAATAACTAATTAAATTAAAATTACTAGTATTTTATGGATAATAATATTCTAAATAACTTAGTTTTATACAAAGGTAAATGGTTTTCAGACTTGATTGACACTGCTAAGATCAGTGCAGCTTCACAATAGAATCCATATCAGGTTGCTACCGTATTGTCTTATGTATTTGGTACTAAGGATAACGGTTACCAGACTTCTCTGGATATGCTCACTGGCGGTCTTGGTAATGTAATGACCATTGATCAGCCAAGCTGGGAATGGAGCGTAATGATTGATGCTGATAGAGCTGTAACAATTAGAGACGCAAAATGGAATGGTGCTGCTATTACTGATGACTCTACAGCTGGTTTGGGTAATACACCTATCCTGTTGTGGTTGGAAGATAACTGGTTTGGACCTACTGCTATTCTGGAATTCGATAATAAAGATTTCCAAGTACGCGTATCAGGTGCACCTTATCAGGATGGCAACCTTTGGGTATACACTTGCTTTGTAGCAGATGGTAACCCTACATCTTACATCCCTTCTGAATATCTGAAAGCCGGATGTCAGGTATCTCGTCTTGCTTCTGCTGTAGAAGAATACAGTGAAGAAGGTGATATCCTGAACTATAATACTCATTTCAAAATGCGTAATTATCTGACGACAATTCGTATTAACTATGATATTACTGGTTCAGCATATTCAACAGTAATGGCAATAGCTCTGCAAGATCCTAAAACAGGTAAGAAATCATATCTGTGGGCAGACTATCAGGAATGGGTTGCAATGAGAGAATGGTATAAGAGATGTGAAAGAATGCTGGTTTACATGAAAAATAATGTAAACAAAGATGGTTCTTGTAACTTGAAAGGTACTAACGGTCGTCCAGTATTTATTGGTGCTGGTCTGTTGGAACAGATTGCTCCATCTAATAGACGTTTCTACACTAGACTGAGTGCAGAACTGTTGGAAGACTTCTTGTTCGACCTGTCTTACAATGTACTTGGTACTAACGAACGTAAGTTTGTTGCCTTGACTGGTGAAATGGGTATGAGAGAATTCGACAGAGTATTAAAAGAAAAGATGATCAATATGAATCTGATCGATACAGTATTTGTAACAGGTTCTGGTGATAGTCTTACTTTTGGTGGTCAGTTCAAGACTTACAAGATGACTAACGGTATCGAACTTACTCTGAAATATTTCCCATTGTATGATGATACCACTTATAACCGTATGTTGCATCCTATCACACTGAAACCTCTGGAATCATATCGTATGACATTCCTTGATCTTGGTAGACGTGATGGTGAAGCTAACATTGTAAAAGTAGTTCGTAAAGACCGTGAGTTTGTAACTTGGTACACTGGTGGTGCTGTTGCTCCAACTGGTTATGCTAACTCAAAGAGTACTCTTAGATCTAATGGTAAGGACGGTTATACTGTATTCTTCCTTGGTGAAATGGGTATCATGTTGAGAGATCCCCGCGCATGTGGCGAGCTCATAATGGAAAGTGAGTAACCATAATTAATTCAACTTTATTAGCAACTTTTTATGGAATCATACGTTACATATAATGTAAATTAAATAATACATTATGAAAAGTAACGAAGTATATAAGATAACTAATAAGGTGACTAATAAAGTTTATATTGGTATAACCAATCAGGGTTCTGGTGCGAGATATCGCCATCACTGGTATGAGTCTCGCATCGGAGAACCTTCCCCAATTCATCGTTCTATGGCAAAATATGGTGAAGAAAATTTCACATTAGAAATAATAGATTTTGCAGATACATATGATGAATTAAAAGAAAAAGAAAAATACTGGATAAAACAGTACAATTCCACAGATAGAACTATTGGTTATAACCTTACAGAAGGTGGAGATGGAACTTTTGGAAAGAAACATTCTGAAGAAACTAAAGATAAGATCAGACAGAAAGCTATTGGTAGAAAACATTCTGAGGAAACAAAGAAAAGAATGTCTGAATCTAGAACAGGAATAGTGTCAGAAAAGAAAAAAAAGCATATAGAATCTATGATAGAACTTGGTAAAAAAAGAGTAATAGCAGAGTTCATAACAATAGATAATGAAACTAATCAAGAAATAGAATCCTGTAAAGAGTTTAATTCAATGAAAGAATGTGCTAAATACTTTAATATAAGTAAAGATACTGTTACTAAATATTGTAAATCCGGAGAGTATTGCAGAAAATGCAAAGCTTGTTTTTCTTATAAAGAACAACTAACTGAACAATCTAATTAAAATATTATGGAAGTAATCGTTAGAATAATTAAAGCCAACCCGTGGACTGGGCTTACAAAATGGTCTACATGTTATGACTATATTAGTTCATACTGGACCAGATCTGGTAACATTTATACTGGATTGACTGCAGAAGATGCAGAAAGATTAGAAAAAGAAATTGGTTTCGAACAAGGTAAACTAGCACCCAATAGTTCATTTTGGGATACTTTTGCTGTTAAAGTTGGCAAAAAGGATGTAATACTAGATACTGATAGACCTGAAGACGAACTAAAATATTTGTTCCTTAAAGGACATAAGAGAGTAGCAAACGGACTGAATAAGATCACACCAGCTACTGATTATGTAATGATTAATAGGGACAGTGAGGCTGAAGAAGCTAACAAGATCAACAAGATCAAACGTGAAGCATATAGAGAAATGGATAAGATGTCTATTGAAGATATGCGTAAATGTCTTAGACTTTATGGTATTAAATCTGATACTATGTCAAATGAACTGATTGAAGCTAAGTTGACAGAACAGATTGAAGAATCACCAAAGAAGTTTATCATGAAATGGGTAGAAAACCCAAACAAAGAAATTAACTTTGTGATTGAAGAAGCTATTGCTAAGAATATCATTAGAAAGAATAGAGCTCAATATTACTTTGGTACAGACCTTATTGGTAATGGTTTGGAAGACGTAATTGCTTATTTGAAGGATAAGAAGAATAATGATATTAAGATGGCAATTTTAAATGAAATCAAGTCCAAGTAATGAATAACCGTACTGCACATATTTAGTTTAAAGTTATCCTTGATAAGAATGCTCAGGGAGTTGCCTATGGTGGCTCTCCTGCATTCTTACCTGAGGAGATAGATATCTTTCTTAATTAGGCTCAGAATGAGATAATTAGTAATAAGATAAGTGGAAACAATGTATTAAAGCAAGGTTTCGAAGGATCTCTCCAAAGTATATCTGAGCTGGATGCTTTAGTACGTACTGATGAGAATATCTTTGCTAACAATTCTATGTATAATGAATTTGTAATAGATGATATACATGATGGTGGTAGAAGAGTAACTATATTATCTGCAGTAATTATGTTTAAAGGTTCATCTACTAATTGTTTAATAGTAGACCATGAGAATGCGAACCTATTTAAACAAACATATAACAACATACCTTGGGTTGAAGTACCTGTAGCTACATTAGAAGATAACAAAATGAAAATCTATGTAGATCCAGTAATGTAGATATCAGATAGCTTTAAACCATCAAGCAATAAGTATGCAGTTAATGTTACTTATATAAAGAAACCTAAAGAGTTTGATTATACTCAGTTAGACGAAGAATTAGATCTACCTGAAGATGTAATGAATGAGGTTATCAATAGAGCTGTAGTAATAGCATTAGAAAACATTGAATCACCAAGAACATCTAGTAAATTATAGTTGAACCAATTATCTGAATAATTATGACTGAGAGAGCATTTCAAATAGCATTTGAAAGATAGTTGAATAATATTATACCGGGTTATAATATTATGAGTAAACTGAACTCAGATACTATATTCTACTATATAAATAGAGCTAAAGACGAATATGTTAAACAGTTATATAGAGCGTTTTAGCTTAATCAAGAATTATCTGATAAGTTACGTACTCTAGTAAAAACAGATAAATATGTTAGCATTGACTTTACAAGAACAGGTAATAGATGGTCAACAGACTACCCAGAAGGATATATGTATACTTTAGGGGAGCAAGCGACTATTAATATTTATAGCAACAAATGTCCTGCCTTGGTTTCTAATTCCACTGATGTAATTGAAGCTACTATTGAAACAGTTGATAGAATATTAAGTAATAGTCTATCAGAATACCACTTACATCACAATCAAGCTAGACCAGTTAGATTATATACAGATGGCAAAATAGTATTGATAACAGATGGTAATTACGGCATAAACGAATACCAGTTAACTTACTTAAGAAATGCCAAAGATTTAGGTAATAAACTAACAGAAGAGTACACTGAATTACCAGTTGATACTCACCAAGAAATTGTAGATGCAGCTGTAATGATGTATATACAGCAAGCTGCTTCTATGCAATAGTCAGGTAAATCTGACAAAGACTAATGCGTTCATTGACGTGGAAATCTGAAATAAGGAAAGTAGAAGATGAACTAAGTTTACATGAGCGCGCATTTATGTTAAACTAAAAATAAAATTTAAATTATGTTACAACACGTAGATATCGTATTGATCGGTAAAAATATCCCTGCATCATATACTACTGCTGATGCTTTGGCTGTAGGTGATGTTGCTTTGTTCGACCAGAATAGAGCTATCTTAAAAACTGCCGCTGAAGCTGCTAACGCCACTTCATTGTATGTAGGTGTAGCTCAGAACAAAGTTAATGTAACTATGCCTGATGGTACAGTTGCTCAGAAAGCTAATATCAAATTTGGTAATGAAATCAAGAAAGATTCAAAACCTAGTGCTGTTATTGGTGAATATGTTGCTCCTGTTCAGGATAAAATTACTATTACTTTGACTGATGCAACTATCGTAGCTGGTCACAGATACGTTCTGAGAATGGTTTACAAAGATATGTATGAAGCTCCGGGTCAGTTTACTCATACTTATGAAGTATATGCTGCTAGCACAGATGCTTCTGCTTTAGCTGCTGCTATCGTTAAGAAGATCAACAAACACGCAAATCGTAGAATTAATGCTACAGTTTCTGGTGCTGTTATCACTTTGACTGCAATGGAAAAAGATGATAATGAAGGAGTTTACTCACTGTCTGAATATTCTACAGTAAGCATGGAAGCTAGTCTGTATGTTACTATTCCGGGAGCTATCCTTAGCAACTACCCTGAAGCTATTCCGGGAGCTACTATCAATAAAGTTGAAGGTACTCCGGGTAAGGGTTACTGGAAACAAGTAAGAGATACTGAAGTACGTTTCATGGGTTACCAAGGACATGTATTTACAGGTGCTTATCCTATTGTAGAACAGCCTAGAATGGTAGAAGAAGGTGCAGAATACAACTACATCACTATCGAAAATGACAATAAATATCTTAGTAATGATAACCAGTATATCAAGACTACTCCTCTGACAACTGAGGTTTATGTTAAGAAAGCTGAAGGTTTCACAAATTCAATCGTTGCTAAAGGTATCGAAGCTTTCATCTCAGGAGAAGCTGCTTAATCGAATTAATTCAATCAATTATGAAGTGGGGCTGGTGGAGTATATCTCCCCGCTCCACTTTTTTATTTTAATATTATGAATAAAATATTTAATGTAACCATAAAGGATAATCTAATGGTATTCAGTGTGTATACTAATATATCTATAGTAAATACTAATGATATAGTATTATACATTGACGAATGTCATAATATAGGTAATATATATTGCGAGAATCCAGACAATCATGATTACGTGTTGAACTATAATAACGCTAGAATATCTTATAAAGAGATTGTACGTGAAGGCGAAGAGAAGGAAGTAACAACAATATATGCATATGAAATAACAGTAGAGTCTGATGTATTATCAGAATTTGATACTAATATGAAGTATATCAAGATGTTTGTTACTACTGAGTATTACGCTAATGACTATGTAGATGGTGTATACTATGATCCTAATATCTTATATAATGCAGAGATAAAGATGTTGCGTAAGTATTGTCAAACTTGTTTAGACGATAGATAGATGCAACTTTTAATGCTAATAGTATTTAAGAGGCAATTATTAGAATAGGCTATTGCTACTGCTCATAATAAAGAAGCACTATAGTTTTACTTGGATTTATGCAAATTGTTGAACGTTAATATTAATACTAAAACTGTTAATACAGGGTGTAGAACATGTGTTAATGGAGTATGTAAATTGTGAAAATATGTGCACATGTGATGAATTAAAATAGTTCCTATATATTGCATTGGACTACCATGGCAATATTGTAGTGATATCAGATTATGCTAAGTATCCTAATGCTTATGTGGATCCTAAAGATAATCAGATTACTTTTGATGCACCAGATGTTAAAGACTTTATTAAACCAGAAACAGAATTAATTTTTTAGAATGGAATATACGAAATTATTAGGTAAAGTTACACTTACATGTGACGGTAAACATGATTCTTCTAAATAGTATGATAGACTTTGTTTAGTCTATGATAATGATTATAAGTCTTTTATATCTATAAAGGAAGTACCTGTCAACATTAGTATTACTAATAAGGCATATTGGCAACCAGTAAGTGCAATATCTGCTGATGGTGAAGACATAATGGTAGATTATGACTTCAACCTTAAGTTTGCAGATAAAGAATATGTACCAAATCAATTTAGTGGTTTGGGTAGAAAGTTATTGCGCAAACGTATTGTTAATAATATCAATCTACTTCAACAGTCAGATATAAATAGGGCTGGTACTATTTATAGAATACAGTATGATTATAACCTACAAGGTCAAACAATACAGATACCAGAGAACTGTGTATTGTTCTTTGATGGAGGTAGTATATCTAATGGTACTATTGTATTGAATAATACTTTAGTATTACCGCAGTGTTTAGACATCGCTAAGAATATTAAATGTAATATTAGTGGCAATTATCAGAATGGTCAGATATACTATGATTCTACTTAGGATAAACTCATTGCTGTAATAGGATAGAAGTTAGTAGACTTATCAGAAAAAGGATCAGGTAGTGGTGGTTCAGTAAGTAATTATACTTGGATTAGATACGCTAATAATGCTAGTGGTCTTAATATGACTATGCAACCGCAAGCTGATACTACACACATAGGTATTGCTGAAAACCAAGCTGTAGAAACTCCTAGTTCAAATCCTGTAGATTATACTTGGATATTATTTAAAGGACCACAAGGAGAAAAAGGTATACAGGGAGAAAGAGGTATACAAGGACCTCCGGGAGAGAAAGGTGAGCCCGGTAAAGATGGTACAGACGGTAAACCGGGAGAATCAGTTAAACCAAATTGGAATACATGGGTATTCAAACAATCAGAACTACAACCAAGTAAACCAAACTTCTTTATACCTACTCCGGGAGCAGCAGGTATTGACGGTTGGTTTGATGGTCCGGGATCTACTGGTAGATGGTGGATGTCAATGGGTTTGGTAGATGGTAGTACAGACACAGTGGCTACTTGGACAGATCCAGTACAATGTACAGGTGAAGACGGTAAGACTAATAGCTACATGGACTTCAAGTATGCTAAGAGTGCTGCTGAGACTATTCCACCTCCATTGGATAGAACTGTGAGATTCCCAGAAGGATGGACAGATGAACCACCAACATTGATCAAAGGTGAATTTATGTGGATGATTAATGCGTTAATTGACGAAAATGGTGATCTTGTTGATAAATGGGTAGG